GCTGACTAACTCGATTGTTTTCTAGCATGTCCCGGTTCCACAAAGAACCCTCTACATCGTCGAGTACTTCGGCGTAAAGTTCTTGCTGCCCTAATCGTGTCCCTTCATAGCGTGCTTTAATCTCTGTCAGAAACGACGGAGCTAAATTTGTTGCGTTCTCAAAAGTAGAACCACGAGTTACGAACGTAGTTCCATCATCCATCGCTACTAATCTTTTCACGATAGGAATTGGTTTAGGGGTAGTAGTCACAACGACACGAGGGAAATGGCCGATACGTAAACCGAACATCAACATATCCCACGCCTCTGGATATCGCCATGCTGCAAGCTCATCTGCCCAAGCCAAATCGTGGTTAGGGCCACGCAGCCGATCCGGCTCGTCTGCCGTGAACGCTGAAGCAACAGCCCCATTATGAAACGTGACCCGCCTTTTAGATGGCTCATATTTAGGCCGCTCATGCGAAGGGTAAACACCTAACAACCCTGACTCCCCTTCTATCATCGTGTCTCTTACGTCAGCGGCAGTAGGCCCGACTAAAGCAATATGGCTGCACTTACCAGCGTTGACTTGTTCCCGTATAAATTCTGCGCCTGTTCTAGTTTTACCAAAACCACGTCCTGCTAAAATCAGCCACACACGCCAATCAGTTTCAGGAGTTAACTGGTTAGGTCGTGCCCAAGCAGACCACGAGAACATAAGCTCCCGCTGTTGCGTTTCATCTAACGAATCAAGAACAGCGTCCCTTTGTTCTACTGGAAGGCTTTTAAGTTCCTCAATCAAAGATTGAGTAGATACGGATTTATTCATCAGACCCATTTTTTTCTTCACCTTGGTCCAGCGATAACACACCGGCCTTAGCCATCCCAATCCGCTCCCGCAGCATCTCCCCAATATCAGTAGTTATCGCTCCACCATCTTCCCCAGAGATTTCTACTTGCTTCGGAGATTCTAATCCGTACAACGCTGCCTGATGTTTCAGTATGTTCACAGCCGCATTTGATAATCGTTCTGTTCTATACGGTGTTTCTAATTGGCTATCTGCCAAAATTTGAGCAAATAAATGTCTCCAAAGCTGCTCCAAACGTTCGCCCTGTATAAGTCTTAAATCATCAACAGCTTCGTTTCCCCACCACTTCAAAGCCCTATCGTAAGCCATCTTAGCTCCAGAGCGTGAAGCGTAACCAACCTGTTCTGCTATCTCATCGAACGAACCGCCCGCCGTTCTAAGCTGAACAACTCTCCGATATTTCGCAGCAGTTTCTGGTGATAACGACGGTGTTTGTCCTCCGGGCATGTTCACAGCCTAGTGTTCACAGCTGAATTACCAAGTAATTGGTTGTGATGTTGTTGATTTGGTTGTCCCATATATTGGAATGACATTGTGTATCGTTTGTTATATGCTTTGAGTGGAGTGTCGGTTTTTTGTTGTGCTTTTTGGAATGATTTGAAGCCGTGTCCTTTGAGTGTTAGTGCCCAGTTTACTGATCTGTTTAGAGTCCCTATCATTCCTGGGTGTGACGTCGTGATTGTGAAGCGTTCGCGTTCTTCTTTATATGCGCCTCCTAGTGTGTCGAGAAAGATACGTCCAAGTCCTAGTCCTTGAAAGTCGGGTGTTACTACTATTCTTGAGCAGCGGCGAATGTTTTTTGCTTTGGCGTGAGGTTGTCGCATTTCTCCTAATAATGCTGCGGGAATTCCGTTGACTGTCGCTAACCAGGTTCGACAGCTTGAGGCGAGATCGTCGCTTAAATAGTGATGACGAGAGAATGATTTCCATATATCTCTGTGACATCGAGAGATTTCGACGTTGACTTGGGGTCGGGGTTGAACCGACCTCCAAGAGAACTGACCGTTTACCATGTCTAGAGTCCAATCAGGTTGGAGCCATTCGGCGATGTCGTAGTGACAGCTAACAGCTACAAGTTGTTGGTCTGTTCTTCTTACGTGTTTAGCGACTGCGTGAGATCCTATTTGTGCAACGGTTCTATCAACTACGGAAGTAAATTCGTCTAAGCAAACTATTTTGTTTTTGTTTGTTGCTAATGCAAGCGCTGTTTCTACTCTGAAACGTTCTCCAATCGATAAAGCGGTTGGTGATCTAAGCCAAGCTGGTGGCGAAGAGAAGCCAACCGATGTAAGTAAGCTAGTAATTTCGTCTGTTGTCAATTCTTTCGGGAATAAATCGACAACTGCTGTTTCGGGATCAGGGTTTTTTGTTTCTGTTATACCGAATGTTTTAGCAGCGACTGTGGATTTACCTGAACCAGACGGTCCGACGATAAGACCAACGTTCCAAGGTTTGTTTAGATTTAGTTCTTCATGATTTATTATGGTTTGCTTTCCATGATCTTCATTTAAATCAAACATACCTCTAACTTGCATTACTCGGGAAGATTCCTTAATTACCGATTCCAGTTTGTGTACCGTCATAACATTGACGCCGACACTTGGAAACCTTGATTTGTTAACGTTTCTAGAGTTTCTCGTTGGTGTTGATCGTCATCGCAAATCACTAAAACGCTGTAATTAAGTTGAAGAGTTACCGGATCTGTGTTTATATCCGGTAAATCGTTATACATTTTGGTTAAATTATTTAGATCTTCGGAATCCCAACCTGTTCCGCCAAGTTCTCCCCCTTCGAAGACGTTTGTCAATAAATTTAGAAGCTGCTTATCGTTGTAGCCACCTAAATCTGATGTTTTATTATCCGCAAGCAAGATTTTTAGAGCTTGATCGTCGTCTACATCTAACCAATAAACTGGGATCTCTTTAATATCTAAAGATTTAGCTGCAAGAACACGATGATTTCCGGCTAGAACATGATTTGTTGTTTTCTGAGCTACTACCGTTCCCCACCAGCCGTTTGTTTTAATACTTTCCGCTATCGCTTTTACGTCGCCGACTCTGGGGTTTTGTGGATGCGATTTTAGTAACTCTATTTTTACGTTTTCCACTTCCATATTTCTCCCTATTTTTATTATGATTTACTAATTCTTTTACGTTGGAAATCTGTTAACCCACCCCATACTCCGAAGCGGATTTCGTTTTCAAGTGCGAACTGTAAGCATTGTTCACTAACTTCACATTTAACGCATATTCGTTTACCGATTGGGAATGATCCTTTGTCGGGGTAAAACCAGTCCAGGGGCGCATTTTTGCATAACCTTTTTTCGACGATTTCTTCGGGAAGTTTGTCGATTTCCATATAGTGGAATCGTGTTGGTTTGTGTCGGTCTTTCATAGCTTCCGATGACGTTTCGTTTGTGCCAGCGTGTACGTGTCGTGGTAGTCGTCTTGCATCGTGTTTTCTCTCATGTGTTCGACTTTTGCTTTTAGACATGTTCCGCAACGGCAGCCGTCGTTGAAGCGTTCGAGGTCGTGTCCCACGGTTTGACAGGGTACCTGAGACTCCACATCATTTCTTTGATACTGCGTGCTGTGACTAGTTCTGTTAAAACTGTTTCGCCTTCACCACGATATTTCATTTCGCCGGGTTGTAGCGCTGGAGGGAAGCCTTGATCTCTCCAAGAATCGATTATCGTTTTTTCTGCTTTTAGAGCTTCAGCCCTTGTTTCAAATCTCACAGATAAAGTCAGAGTCCAACCGTCTAGCCCGTATCTATGGATTCGGCTGTCTGTGGGTAACGAGTGCTCAACCGCAGTAACACCTATTTTGAATGCGGCTAATCCTTGATGCTCCATTAGATACAGATACGTCAGCCCTTGATCATGGAAGCATTCACCGCAACCACGACCGTTATCCAAATTATTAGGGCTTATAGTCCATTCGTGCCCGCAGGCTTTAAACCGATACAGGTGCTTAACCAGAACGCCTTTGTACTGTTCTAAAAGTAATGCCGGATGATCAGCCCCTAAGCCCTGAGCTACCGCTTCATCATGCGTCAACGTCTGAGCCAAGCCAAAAGCCACGCCATAACATTTCTTGCAGCCACACTGACCAACATTGCTGAACCGCTTCGGGGTATTGTCTCCACACGTTAAACAAATCAGCGGATAATTCTTCTTGACGCCTTCATAGGAAACGCCCTCGGGCCACCTGTAGCCATTAGCTAAACAGCGCTCTTCGATTTCAGCTTGCGTTAATGCTAATGTCATGATGCAGCCGCCCGAACATTCGCGCTAATGGTTCGCAAAGATTCGATTTGTGTACGTATCGCTATCAGCTTCTGCTGTGTAGCTTTCTCCATCGCCTCCGCAATTTTCCACTCCCGGAAAGCGACACTGCTTTTAGCGTGAGCCATAGATTCTTTCTGGATAGCTGTGCCATCAGTCATCCTGACGATGATTCGATGGTATTGGCGCTTGTATTCTGCTTCAGCTTCCGCTCGTTGTAAAGAAATCTCAGCGAAGACTTCAACCTCTTCTTCTAAACGTCCGCTAAGTTCGATCAAAGCTTTTTCGATATCTACGGGATATATCGGACCGGCCATCAGGCTTCCACGATTTCTAGCCGCAAGCCGTCAACATCAGCAACCTCAGTCGTATTAAACTTCAAGGACTGCACATAGCGGGGATCGTCATCCGGTAACACACCAACATCAACTAGGCCATCGATCGCAGCTTTCACAGC